AGTTACTATTTTCAGGATGCCGGAGGCCACAGGTGGTTCACATCAGGGACATCAGGCACTGCTGGAGGTTCTGTTAGTGTAACTGAGGTTTTAGCCATCGACGCCAGCGGCGACGCCACGTTTAGTGGCACTGTGAGTGCTGGAAAACTGGACAGTCCTTTTTGGATAAGGTCTGGAGCAGATGTCGGGGTAATTCTGTCGGCTTCGGACGGGGTACAACCAGTTAAGGCGCTATATCCAGCTTCTGAAGGCGGGATTTTAACCGACGGTGCGTTAGGGCTTGGTAGTCAAAGGTACAAATTCAAAGACGCCTACTTCAGCGGCACTGTGACTACCGGCGTTATGAAATCTAGCGCTTTCATTAGTACTTTTGCCGGGTTTGGTATTGGTCTTACTTTCAACAGCGGAAACAAACAGATTACTTCGGTAAATGATACGAACAGCGCCGCATTGGACGGCGAAGTCGATATAGGTGGTAATGGCTGGAAGTTCAGGAACGGTTATTTCAGCGGCACTGTGAATGCTGACAATATTAAGGGGTCTGGTGATAAAGCAGGGTTCCTCTTTGACGGCGCTAAAAGAATTATCCCAACAGAAAACGGTAGCCCCTCCAACGGAAAGCAGGACTTAGGAACAGCTAACAACAAATTCAAAGACGCTTACCTAAGCGGAAGCGTTAAAGCCCAGAGAGTCATCCAAGACGGCTCCCCTGTCATAGACGCCAAGGGCTTAATCAAAACCCTATCCACCCTACGCAACGCCACTAAAGACGAGACAACCCTTGAGGGTATGCGTGACGCACTGAGTGACGCCATTGGCGGGATTATCCAAGACCTAGAGCATCAGATTTCCACTATGCCAGTACCGGAGACGCCGGAGGCAGGCACGATGCCTGCGCCTGAAGATTCCTGACCTGAGAGGGATACAGTAGATGGCTTCATATTGGGTAATCACATCTAGTACAAGGGGGGACGCTAATAACCCCTTTGGGGGCAGTGCGACCTCTAATACCATCTCTCAGCTTAAGGAAATGACTGAGCAGGAGATATATCAGGCATATCAAAAGTCTGGTGAGCTTCAAGATGCTTTCGGTTCTTGGGACAACTACAAGGGCTACGTCCTAGACTCTCAAGAGTGGATTCAAACAGCAGATTGGATGGTTGTTAATCCCGTCTACAGCCCGTCTTCCAGAGAATGGCTTTACCTCATGGGTGAAGACGTTAGGTGGGAATACGGAGAAAGAGAATATCTTGAGAGGAAAATTAGGCAAGATAGAATATTAGCGAGACAGAACGCTTTTCAAGGCTGGTTGAGAGGGGAAGAAGGCCAAGCCTTAATGGAGAAGTGGGGCCTTGAGCCTGTCATATACAATAGTGACGGTGACCAGTTTAAGTGGACGGGCTCTGGTTACCAAAAGACCATCAAGGTTGATGACCACCCTAGTTTTGGAGACTACGCTAAAGCCATTATTACAACTGCAGTTACTGCGGCGGCTACGTTTGGTGTCGCAAGCAGTGCGGCAGGGGCTACACTAACTAACTTTTTTTCATCTGCTGGTCTTAGTCAAGCGGCGGCTCAAGCGGCAACCTCAAGTATCATAAGTTCTGGAATAGGGGCCACCTTAGGACAGGACGTTACTGCAGAGAGTCTGCTGGTTAACGCCTTGGGTGCTGGCTTAGGAGCACAGGTGTCTGGTCTTGCTGGCCTTAGTGGGGCGGCAGGGACGGCTCTATCTTCTACAGTCAATGCGGCTGTTGTCCAAGGTATCATGGAAGGTGAGTTGGACTTTGGCGACCTACTACAAGCAGGATTCTTAGGAGGAGCTACAGCAGTAGGCGCTGACCTCTTTACGGCAATGGTTAAAGGTAATCCCTTTACGTTTGGTGGCTTGATAGACGAGAACGACTCTCTTTATACTCTGTTTAACGGTGATCCCCAAACAGGGGAAACTGGTTGGATAGGTGATATGAAGGGGGCTTTTGACAAGTTTACTTCACGGTACATCACTGGTGGTGAATACTTTGTAGGCACGTCTGATTCTTATAAGGACATGAGAGAAGTTTCTCCGGGTGTGTGGGAAGTCACAGACTGGAACGGCGAAACAAAGCAAATGTCTTTTGCCGACTTAGTTAAAGAAGGCTTTGCTACTATTCCTACAGGTGGGGCTTTTGACCCTACAGTGGGAGACTCTTATTTTTGGGATTTAATCAGTAAATCCACAGACGCGATACCTGAGGAATGGTACGATAAGTTATACGATTGGCTGACTGCTCAATCGGGTGGAGGATCTTATTCTTCTGAAGGCGACAACGGAACTACTACCATTACGCCTCTTCCCAGCGACGAAACATCAGACCCTGAAGACTTTGACTGCTCCTCAGTAAACCGACAGCAGAAAGCAGGGGCAACTACAGGTACAGAGTGTGGCCCGTGTATCGACGGTTACCAGCCAGATGTGGACGGTATTTGTGTCGAAGGTGTAACAGAGCAGTGTCCCGAAGGACAGGTTTGGAACGATATTACATTTGAGTGTGAAGACGAAGTTTTCTTTGAAGAGGGACAGCCTTGTAATACCGAAGATGGGACTCAAGGCACTTTTAACGCTGACGGAGAGTGTGTTGTCTCTGACGGTACCGGGGACGGTGATGGTGACGATGATGGGGACGGCACAGACGGTGGTACAGACGGTGGCACTGATGGAACCTGTAAGGACCCTAATAGACTAGTAACGGAAACTGGAGAGTGCTCTGATAGCTGTCGATCAGGGTACGAGTTGGACACAGAGCGAGACGAGTGTGTTCCTTCAACCGTAGGCCCTTCTCCTAACGGCTGTGAAGAGGGACAGCCAAGAACGGAAGACTACGGTGGCTATACTTTTGACTATCAATACGCCTACAGAGAGTGGATAAACCGTTGCGGAGAAACTACTTGTCTAGATGGTACGCCTAAGTCTGAAGACCCTAACTGTAACGGAAACCAGCCAGTAGACGGCGAGCAGTGTACTACGGAAGAGGGGGAGAACGGATCTTATAAAGATGGTGTCTGTGTAGCGTTCCCTGTTACTGTAGAGCCTTGTGAAGACCCTAACCGCGCACAGAACGACGATGGGTCCTGTAGTGACGAATGTAACGATGGGTACGAGCTAGACAGCGAGACAAACCTATGTGTTACAATTAATAATCAGACATGTAACAACAACGCCACAGTAGAAAGTAACTGCAGTGAGTGTGCTGATGGGTCGTTCCCAGAGGATTACGAGGACGGTAAGTGTCCTGAGGACCCCATTACTGATGTGGGTGACGGAGACGGTGACGATGACGGTGAAGACGGAGACACTGACTGCACACTAGTGGAGTGTGACTCACCGAGGCCCGAAGGAGAGGCAGGAGTAGCTTGGGACGAGTGTTGTTCCACTCCAGTAGTAGACCCAAATCCCAACGGTGGTGAGACTGATTGTACTCTCGTAGAGTGCGACTCACCTAGGCCTGACGCCCAAATAAATCCAGACGAGGCGGCGGCATGGGACGAGTGTTGTACAGGAACAGTAGTGCCTCCTGATGACCCCACGGCAGGCGGTGGCGGCGGTGGCGGCGGTTACCGTAGATCGTCAATGGGAGAAGGTATGTTTAACACTAATCCTATTGGTATGGGCGGTGACCCTCAGTTGCTAGCCGCAAATCAGTTCCCTATTACAGACTTCTTGGCGCAGGTGTTTAAACCCAAGAAACCACAAAACAACGGAGGCGGGATGCTAACATGACGTACTTAAACATAGTAAACAACGTGCTTAGACGCCTCAGAGAAGAAGAAGTCTCTAGTGTACAGTCTACTACGTACAGCAAGATGATTGGGGATTTTGTTAATGATGCTAAATCCATAATTGAGGACGCTTGGGACTGGTCTGCTTTACGTAACACGTTGACTGTGGAAACTGTTAAAGATACTTTCGTTTACTCTATGGTTGACGCAGGGAGTGATCCTAAGGTTCTCTACGCGTACAACGACACAGATAACTGGGACATGGAGTACCGTACGCCAGCTTGGATGGACCGTTGTTACACGATGCAAGAGCCCGTCTCTGGTTCTCCTATGTACTTCACGTTTGACGGCGTAGACAACAAAGGGGACGCTAAGATTATTGTGTACCCTAAGCCTGCTAAAGATGGCGTTAGCTTGTGCTTCAAGATAGTTAACCGAGGGGAGATCAAGGAGGGATCTGGGGCCATCTTTCGACCTAAGATGCTCGTGGATGATGTAGATAAGGTAGTTGTTCCTTACTTGCCGGTGCTCCATCTTTCGGTCGCCTTAGCGTCTCGTGAGCGCGGAGAGACGGGAGGCACCTCTACTCCGGAGTACTTTGCTATTGCTGACAAGGTACTGAGTGACGCTATCGCTCTGGACGCACAGAAGCACCCTGAAGAAACCATTTGGTACACTCCTTAAGGAGACTAGTGCATGGCACAGCCACTACAAAGCATTAATCTAGTTGCTCCGGGTTTCAAGGGAGTCAACACAGAGGACACCCCTATCGGGCAGGACTTCTCTTTTGCAGACGTTGCTGACAACGCTGTAATTGACAAGCGTGGGCGTATTGCGGCTCGTAAGGGTGTAGATCTGTTTACTGCGGATAAGACACCCCTTGGGGATAGCTACGCCAACAAGGTTCATCACTTTTACGATGACTCCGGCAACGAAGAAATCTTTGTCGCAGGGAACAATCAGATATTCAAGACTACCACGACTGTAGATCCTGACGATACCTTAGTTGACATTACTCCCTCAGGGTACACCGTTATTGGGGACAACTGGAAGATTGTGAACTTCAACGAGAAGGCTTACTTTTTCCAGAGAGGCCTAGAGCCCCTCGTGTACGACCACGCCACAGGACTCAGGACGTTTGGTGATGTCACTGGATCACCCACGAATCCTGCTTTGTTCTGTAACGAGGCTCTGGCGGCTTACGGTAGACTGTTTGTGGTGGACAACGGGAGCGACACACAGACTGTGTACTGGTCTGACCTCTTGATAGGCACAGACTTCTCAGGAGGCTCTAGCGGGTCTATTGACGTGTCTAAAGCGTGGCCTGATGGATACGACGAGGTTAGAGCATTAGTGGCACACAACGACAAACTAATTATCTTAGGTAAGCACAGCATACTTGTCTACGGTAACGCCTTCAGTCCTGCTCTGATGGTCCTAGAGGACACTATTGCTGGCGTAGGCTGTATCTGTAGAAACTCTGTGCAGGGCATCGGTACGGACGTTCTGTTTCTGTCTGATGACGGCCTCAGGAGCTTTGGTCGAACGGTACAAGAGAAGTCACTACCTATTTCCGACTTGAGTCTAAACGTAAAGACTGAACTGATTGCTTCAATAGACAACCGTACCTGTCAGACGGCTTCTGTGTACAGCCCAGAGAACTCTTTCTACTTAATTACGTTCCCAGACCAAGAGTTAACTTATTGCTTTGACTTGAAGGGTAGGTTAGAGAATAACTCCTATAGGGTTACCCGATGGACGGGAGCACCCTTCATGTCTTACGAGCGTAAGAACACAGACGGTACGCTTCTAGTAGGTACGCCGGACGGTCTGGGGCAGTACGCAGGGTACTCTGACCAGTTTAACGACGGGGGTACTATAACCCCTAACAGCTACATGTTTAGGTACTACAGCCCCGGACTGACTTTTGGTGATCCGTCGAAGCTGAAGTTCCTGAAGAAACTCCGGCCCACTCTGGTAGGCGCTAACAGTGCTACAGTTTACGTTAAGTGGGCTTACGACTTTGGTTCCTCTTTCACGACACAACCGTTTGTGGTAGGTGACCAGATTCCGTATTACTATAACAGGCCTGAAGCAGAGTACACTGTAGCTGAGTTTACTGGTGGTTCAACAATAAGCAGGCCTCCGGTCAACGGTTCTGGGAGTGGATCAATTGTTGTTATCGGTCTTGAGTCAGAAATAAACGGTTTTGCTTTATCTCTCCAAGAAATTAACGTCTTAGCACTTATGGGTAAAACATTATGAGCAACTACACAAAGACAACTAACTTTGCC